CGACGCAGACGAAGATGACGAGATTGTCCAAGAAGAGAGCTATGGAGTCCATGTCACAGAGACAAACCGAAAAGCCTTCGATACCAGCTTCGCGATCCTCTGGAGACGCATGCTGAAAGCAGCAGCGACAGAAGAAAACGTGGCAGAGCCTCTAGGGCTAGCGGAAAGTCTCAAAGTTCGGATCATCACGAAAGGACCTCCAATAAGACAGACGGTGCTCAAAAGCCTTCAGAGAAAGCTTCACACCACACTGCGACATCATAGAGTATTCGAACTCATAGGTCAACCCGTAGACGAAGCGTACCTCCTTCAACAGTTAGGCTGGAAGCTTGACGGCAACCAGACTTACCTATCCGGAGACTACGAAGCGGCCACAGACAACCTACGCTCTTGGGTGAGCGAGACAGTCGCAGAGCGTATCTCAGAGAACCTAGATCTCACGAAGGAGGAGAGGACAATATTCATAGAGTCCCTCACCCGACATGAGTTCGAGGATCCAGAAAACGCAAGTGGAGGAAGACTACCACAAAGAAGAGGCCAATTGATGGGCAGCATCATGAGTTTCCCAATACTGTGCATAGCCAATGCGGCCTGCTGCAGATGGGCACTAGAACTGGGAGCAAAGAAAAAAATTCTCCTCAGGGATGCCCTGCTCATGATCAACGGGGATGACTGTGCCATGAGGGGAGATGAGAGCATCTACCAATTTTGGAAGAAGATTACCTCATTCGCCGGACTCAAAGAGAGTGTTGGCAAAACTTACACGAGCCGAGAATTTGTTGAAATCAACAGTACTCAGTTCAGGCGAGTCGAGCCATTCACAATCGATGGGAGAGACAAAATCACAGGTGAACCTGTCAAAAGAATGACAACTCTCAAACAAACCCCTTACGTGAATGTCGGACTCCTCACCGGAAAGAAAAGATCCGGAGGGAAGATAGGTCTGCGCGACCAATCCGACCCACGTAGCAACCTCGGAGTACGCTGCCGAGAACTCATAAAAATGAGCCCACACCATCTGAAGAAATCCGTGATGAGGACATTCATTTCCTATCACAGACAGCTCTTGACCAAGACCAGACTCCCATGGTACATACCCGAATGGCTCGGAGGACTGGGACTCCCGATGGGCACGTGGGGAGAGCCGAGTAGACTAGACAAATGTCTGGCCCACAAGATTCTCATCCACTGGTCCGAGAGGAGACCAATCGAAGTTACCAAACAGGAGACACCGTGGAAGACCTGGTATCGGGCAGCAGATCTTCTGCCCGAACCTGCCTACTCAAGTGAAAAGTCACTAGGGACAGAACAATATGAGGCCATTGTCGGCAGAAAATGCATTGATCTTCTGTTCAACAGCGACGTCACACTGAGTGACCTTTATGACGACTCAGAAAAATCTGACAGAGTCTCACGAGCTATAGCGAAAAACGCAAAGCTGTGGCGACCAGGAACTCACACCAATAAAAAGGGTGATATAAGGCTCCCGGAACCACTGAAACTGAGTCAGCTCGAGAAAAGGCAGAGATGGCCAACGTGGACAATCTGGACAACTTCATCCGCGAAGATGCCCCAGCAACAACAATCGGGGGGTTCGACA